ACAACCGCCCTCGGTTGTAGATTTGTTTGATCACACCCGCTTCAAAAAGCGGAGCGCTCCAAGATGGAGCACATACATGCGATCATCACCAGCGCTAGAATAAACATTCCAGCTAGCAGCCGCCGATGCTGCATTTAGGTTGATTGGGTTGGCGACGACGCACTCCACTCGACCTGAGGAGGTTAGCGCAGGTAGTTGCCAGTTGGATTTCTTGTAGGTCACGCCAGACCGGTCAGGAACAACCACTTCAGCTACCTTATTCTCGTCCGTGTAAAAGATAGCTGCTCCTCTCGATTGAGCCCACAACCGACTCGCGTCTGTGTAGATTCCACCGAAAGAGGCGGGCATTGTCCCAAAGATCCAGTTACCATTGTCCACGGGGTACATCGTGTAGGCTGTTCCTCCCGTATAACCCCAAAATAGTTGCCTAAGAAACGTGTCGAACGTAAAATAGGTACCAAAAGTGGTCACCTCGGAAGGTAAAGTAGCGTTGTAAGTGGTGGTGGGCAAAGCTCCTAACCCGTCAGCAGGCCAAGTCATCCTCTTGCCATTGCTAGCACCATAGGCAACAGCGGCCATGAAGGTCTTCCGTTTAGCTAACACTCTCAGAGAATCCACCTTCTCTCCTAACGACGCGATCTCCATCTCTTGATATCCTCCTTGGAGTTGGGTGAATCCGTTCACGTTGAGCAAACTAGGAACACTCACACTATAATCCTTGCCCGCTTTCATCCAAACATTCACGTGCGGAAAAACCGACGTTGCCGAAGGACCAGTGGGCGCGGAAATGGTGTAGTAGCGAATCTGGGCCTCTTCGCCTGAGAAGGCTCCAGGGTTCACATATGTCATAGAGGTTATACGGTACGGGCGCCAGTCAACGAAAGGCACCTCGAACTCGTAATCGACAGAGCCTGCAACTTCGATGACGTGAGTGACATAGGCACCGTCAGTGGGGAACGTGGCTGGGATAGCAGAATGAGGAGGAATGACGACGACCCCAATCCTCCATCTCACCAAAGGTGACGCTACAATTTGCAACCTTACGTCAATGGCTCCTGTCCACCTTTCAAAGAGCATGGATATCTGTCCCATATGACTCAAAGTTACTGAATTGCCATCTTCGTATCCATAAACACAGGGAGCGACAATCACTGGGGTAGCTTCTACCCATCCAGCTACCATCTGACTACTCTTCTTAGCAATTTCAATGACCGAGTCTTCTTCCATTCCTGGAAGCATACGATAGGTCATATCATGTGCAGTTGTCGGGTCGGAACCTAACAAGGATGCATAAGAAGCTTCTCCTGTCATGTAACCTAGGGGAGAATACTTGCGAGCAATCACTGCCTTGGAGATGGGCTCTACAGCTCTGGAATACCCCATCGCGTACGCAGCTTTCGATCCTAATTCCAACATCTTGGTGTAAGGAGTGGTAATGGGGAACCATCGGGATAGCGAAGCAGCCAATCCCAACCCTCGGCTCAACAAACCTCCGTCCACTTCTACTCCTCCTTGGAACTGGATGCGAGAAACCTGCACATCATGATAGGAAACGTAGACCGAAATCTTGATAGGGATGGCCGTCAAACCGCCCACCTGGCGAACGGCATTAATTGGAATAATTCCGTATATCCAATCGTTCTCCCACTCAGTGATAGGCTTATTGTGAATGTAAGGTAAGTCGATGGAGCACGTGCACGAAGAAGAAAGATCCAAATCGAGATGAGGAATGTTTGAGGTGGATACGATATTGAAATCTTTCGCGTCGTACGTCTTAACTACGTCAGTGGTGTATTCGGATGAGGCTGTAGAAGGGGCCGGGTAAAAGTACACGCGAGCTAACCCCATCACACTCGAACTCCCTGTGTAAGAGACAGTAATGGACGGTCGCCCTCTGAAAAGCCCCCACTGCTTCTTCATACCAGCAATGGGAGCTAAGTTGTACCAATCTACCAACATTTGGCTTGAGGTATACGCTGCAAGGGGAGTAGTGTATTCTTTGATCAACCGAGGTCGACCAAAGAACTGCTGGTAATCTTGCTCAGTGCAATTGGGTGGCAAAGGAGCTCCTCCCATCACACTAGTTGTGTCACCATCGAGGGCGACAATATGCGTAACGTTTGATGTTGAGTCGGCAACATCTACCGGGTTTGAGTTTAGTTCAGTAGAGCAAATTTGAACCTGCAAGACGTACGCTCTAGTCGCTCGCAGGTGGTCTGGAACTGGGAAATCCTCCACGGAGGCTCCTCTACTAATGGTAGGACAACATGACACCGCTCCTTGCGCCACGGGATAAACCACACCATATGTTCGAATTGAACACGCTTTCCTGACTACATTCGTGCACCCCATCATAATGATCGCACAGGGATAAGTCAGCCTTCCCGTTATACCCTTCCAACTAGGAGGCAGGGTATCCTCCATAAACGTAAGAGCCATGAGATTCCAATACATGTGTAAGCACACTGCCGCGGGAAGCGGAAGGGCCAATCCGACATAATGGAATATCAAGGGTCCGACGCGTTTTTGCCAGTCCACCTCCTGGCTATACAACACGAACTCTGCTAGAGGTAACAGCCATCCCAAAGGTCCGCGTTTGGCATACTCTTCAGCTATCGGCGCGTACACGCCCACGTTCACCACTCGACAAGCCTGCATGATCCCCGAAATGTCTGGTTTCTTTAGGCGGTGGTACAACAAGGTTCCTACTCCTGCCAGAAACACCAGAGTTTCGTGGGTCCACGACAGCTGCTCACGCAGCGCCACCGACCAAGTCCCAAACGCCCCGTTGCGAGCCAAGCGAGAGATATTCAAACAAAGTTGAAATACCACGCTAAGCCACCAAGGGCATAAGTACAAAAAGTGGTGAAGCAAAATGAGCACGACGGATTGCTGAAAACTAGAGTTGGTCTTACCAGCGGCCACCGCCACGCCGTGCAATACGCCGATTGGGGACCGGAGCATGATTTCGTGAACAAATGGAACAACCACCAACTGAGTCACCGTAGAAGCTACCTCAACCGCACCTTGAAGTTGCGTCACAGCCATGGCGGAAACTGGAATGCCTTTTGACTTGGTATTCCTCCACGTCTCAAACATTCCAACGTCATACTCGAGCAACAAATCTTCGTACGTGTTGAATCTAGC